GTCAGACGACAAGCGAACTTTTGATGGATTTCAATCGTTTGTTGTTGCTCTCGCCAAGAGCCAAGACCGCAGAGAGATTTATGGGGTTTTTTGCTTTTGGAGACCGTACTCCACACGAAAGCAGAGCATTTGCATGGATGGCTTGGAAGAAAACACCGTACACAGTTACACCCCTGTGCAAAATTCGACCGAACTTGATTTAGGTATCGGTAACCTTATAAGTACATGGTGGAACAAGACTTATAGGCAAGCGAATAAATCCCTCATGGGCACTTGGAGTTATTTTGTTATATTTAACGATAAACAATCTAGCTTGGAGAAGGTAGGAGTACATCCACCCTTGGCAGAACTTTAACTAAAGAAAAAGGAAGACAGAATGGAAAATAAGTTTGAAGTATTTTGGAAGTCATGGCCTCGATCAACCAGAAAAGGGGCTAAATCTCAATGTGAGAAGGTTTGGATTAAGACTTACCTTGATTCATGCGCTGATCAAATAATAAAACATGTAGAGTGGATGAAAACAACCGATCAATGGCGCAAAGACAACGGTGCTTTTATCCCTGCGCCCCTAGTTTATTTAAATCAACAAAGATGGGACGGAGCAGAAATTCCTGAAACTTCCACAATGGTTCAAGTTCGTGATCCCTACCTGGTTAAATTGGATGAGGAAAAATCAAAGGCAGTCCCTATGCCTGATTGGTTAAGAGATAAATTAAAAGGGATAGGGAGGTGAAAGTCTTACCAATTAAATCCGAGGAAACATATCCTTGGTTATTAAAAAAACATTATGCAAAACGAATTCCATCAATTAGTTTTGCTTTTGGTTTGTATGATAAAACTGAATTAATTGGAATTATTACTTATGGTAAACCGGCAAGTCCTCAATTATGTTTTGGTGTTTGTGGTAACGAAAATAAAGATATTGTTTGGGAATTAAACAGACTTTGTATAAAAGATGGTGTTAAAAATGGAGCATCAATTTTGGTTGGACAATCTTTAAAATTGTTACCATGTCCTGCAATTATTGTTTCTTATGCTGATTCTGCAATGAATCACATAGGATATGTTTATCAAGCAACAAATTTTTATTTTACTGGAACAACCAAAGAACGTACTGATATGGCATCTGAAGATGGTAAACATTCAAGACATAGTAAGGGTAATCCAGAGGATAGAGTATTTAGAAGTGCTAAACATAGATATATTTATTTTGTTGGTTCTAAAAATCAAAAAAAAGATTTATTAAAATCATTAAATTACGAAATACTGCCTTATCCTAAAGGTAATACTTTAAAGTATGACGCAGGAGGAAAAGTTCAGACTCAGGAGTTATTATTTGTATGATTAAAACAATTTGGCAACCAGTACCCAAGTGGGATATTTCTATTAAAAAACTCAGCCGAGCAAAATATCCACTTAGACAAGACAAATACAAAAGATCAAGACAAAAGAACGAGCAAGGTAACAAAAATGGAAATTAAAACGATTTGGCAACCTGTACCCACACATTGTGAAGTTATGGCTATCTGCCAAGGTGTTGAGTGTAGGATTTGCCCACATAAAGAACCGTTTAAAAGCGCATTTAGAGAGTTATCTGGACGCACCAATGATGGTACTAAGCCTAAGCCTGAGATGAGAGCTTGGATGTTTGAAAAAGATGTTTGACTGGGACAAAGAATATTCAGACCATGTTGATTTTTGGGCTAAACTTGCTAGAAAAAAAGAATGGTTAGAGTATGTGAGAGACAGGGTTAAGACATTACAACTTGATCCTAATTTAAAAAACTTAGGGAGGGACGTAGGAAACAGAATCAAAGAGTTAGAAAAGCAAGATTTATTAACAACTAAGGAAAAATGAAGATGAAATCACAAAACGAACAAATATTAAATTATTTACAAAAAGGTAAGCCACTAACCGCAATGGATGCTCTTAGGCTATTTGGATGCTTTAGATTGGCAGCGAGGATCAGAGATTTAAAAGATGATGGTAAAAAAATAATCTCATCGAGAAAGCACGTCAAAAACCAATTTGGAAAAGACGTAATCGTTGCAGTTTATTCATTAAAGGCTTAACCATGAAATATTTACTTATACTTTTAATTCTTGCAGGATGCTCAACTCCTAAACTTGAAACTCCTAGCCAGTATGCTTACACTTCCCCTCCAGTTGTGCCTATCAGAGTTGATCCACAAGTTCAGCAAATGTCTAGGTCTGAAGTAGTGTCAGCTACTATCCAATGCGAACAAGACGGTCTTAGAGCAGTTCCAATAATGTCTAAGAGAATCGTATCTGGAATGATGAGCGACATTGTTATTGATATTCAATGTTTACCCAAACGTAATATTTTTGATGGTAAATTCTAATGAACGCAAAAAAAGCAAAAGCACTCAGAAAATCATTAAGAGAAAACAACATTGACGTTTCTGATCACGCCTATGAGACAGATGTAAGACGAGTTGGAAGACAAACTCAACTTAAGAAAGAATCAGGTCGGTCAATGTATCAAATGGTAAAAAAGACAATGTATGAGTACGGACAAAAGAATATTCGTTCTCAGCCACTCTGAGGCAAGGCAAAGGGCTAAAGAGTTTGTTTCAGTAGCTCCCGAGGGTTGGGTTGTAGAGTGCAAGCCTATGACCCGATCTTTGGAGCAAAATAGCAAACTTTGGGCATCTTTGGCAGACATTGCAAAACAAGTAGTCTGGCATGGAAGGAAACTTAGCGCAGAGGATTGGAAACACATTTTTTCCTCTGCAATTAAAAAACAAGAGGTTGTGCCAAACATTGACGGAACTGGGTTTGTGGTTTTAGGTCAATCAACTTCTAAAATGAACAAAAGCGAGATGAGCGAATTGTTGGAGTTGATCATGGCTTTTGGTGTTGAACATAACGTAAAATTTGAGGATGATTATGCCGAGGCCGAAAAGTGAGATTACAGGTTACAAAATTAACATTGTTGTGAGGGTAAATGACAAACAAAAAGAAATGTTTAATGATATTGGGGGCGCATTGTGGCTCAGGAATTATTTAAACAGACAAATCAGATCAGAGGAAATACAACTTGGATTGACACAACTAAGGAATAAAAAAGATGAGTAAAGAAGTAAAGCAAGAGCAGGGTGAGCCTGTGGGTAAGTTTGCAAAGTTTACCGATGGCATATGGCGAGAAGTTACAGACGGATCTGCCGGAGTTCTTCTCTATACTCATCCTAAAGAATGGGTAGGACTAACTAAGGAAGATATGTCCGAATTTGCTTCTAAAACCCCACATTGGGAAGAATTATGTTATTTAGTTGAAACTAAATTAAAGAAAAAAAATGCCTAAAATACCTCCTTACGACACCGGCAAGATCAAAATTGGATGCAGATATGACCCTCCACTTAGAAATCAGTACAACCCTGATCAAGACTGGGTGCAAGAGGTTTTACTAGGAATTCAGAAAGATTGGTTTGACCAAATTGAAAACTTGATTGAATACGCAATTTATATTGTTTTAATTTATTGTGTTCTATCTTTGCTTGGAAGACCCTAAAATGACACCTGGGAGGTTAACAAGGCACTCCAGGATGTCAGATTTAGGCAATTTTCCTTGTTTCTGGCCTAACCAGTTAAATGACCAAATGGACTCCCAAAATGTCTAAATGCAAGATTTGTAGGGCAGAATTTACAAAACGGAGCATGACCCACAAGGTTTGCTCTGATTCCTGTGCCGTAGAACTGCTTAGAAAGACCCGAGAGGAGGCTAAATTAAAGGCCGATAGAACTGAGAGGGTTGAGACAAAAAAAGCCTTAGAGAGGCTAAAAACCAGGTCAGACTGGCTAAAAGATGCTCAAGTTGTATTTAACCAATACATTAGGGAGCGAGACAAAGCCGAACCTTGCATTTCCTGCCAAAGATTTCACCAAGGTCAATACCATGCCGGTCATTTTGTTTCGGTGGGTTCTAGGCCAAATTTAAGGTTTGACGAGCAAAACGTACACCGACAATGCGCCCCATGCAACAATCATCTTTCTGGCAACATTATTCATTATCGAATGAATCTTATTAAAAAGATTGGAGTAGATGCGGTTGTCAGGTTAGAAACCGATTTTGAACCTAAAAAATATATTATTGATGATTTAAAAAAATTAATTACAGAATATCGGAAAAAAATTAAAAATTTAAAAGAAAAGGATTAATATGATTACTCAATCAGAATTAAAAGAATATTTAATGTTTAATTATGATGAAGGTAGATTTTATTGGATTGTTTCAAAAAGAAAAGGATTTGCAGGAAAACAAGCGGGTGGATTTGATATTAAAGGATATGGACAATTAAGTATAAATGGGAAAAATTATAAAGAACATAGATTGGTTTGGCTTTATCATTATGGAAAATTTCCAGAAAATCAGATTGATCATATTGATCACGACAAAAGAAATAATCGAATTCAAAATTTAAGAGTTTGTACTAATCAAGAAAATCAAAAAAACAAACCAATTCAAGTAAATAATAAATTTGGATACACAGGAATTGATTTTTATAAAAAATTAAATAAATTTAGATCAACTATTACGATTAACTATAAACAAATAAATTTAGGTATTTTTGAAAATTTAGAAGATGCAATAAAAGCAAGGATAGAAGCTAATAAAACATACGGATTTCATGAAAATCATGGAAAAGGCTTTGTAATACCCAAAAAAAGACTAAAATGTTGAAATCCGAGTTTCATTGACAAATTTTGAGATTTTGTGATAATTCGGTAATCTGATCAGAAAAATCCTTAAGGAGTATTGAAAATGGGTAAAAGAATGACTTATGAGTCGGACGCAGAAAAGAATAAAGAAGGTAAATCAGGTTTAAAAGACCCTGGTCACCTACAGACCGCAGCAGATTACGCATCTGAGTGCAGAGAAGGCGCAAAACCAATGATGCGTCCTCCATTAGGCCCAAAGAAAGAGCCTAACCTCACAAACGGAGTTCCAATGCTCCCACAAAAGAACATCAATTCTGGTAACAAGTAATGGCTACAAAGGTTGCTAAAAAGGTCGAAGTTCTGTCAATGCCGAGCCGAGACATGGTTCAAGAAAAGAAATGGCAAGCAGAATCAGACCTTAGAACGCTTCAGCAAGCTAGAGAAATTGAGGCAAGTCGGTCAAGAATGTCTGCTGCAAAGCGGATCGCTGACGAGCAAATGAAGGCTCTTTCTAAGATTAAACTGAAAAAATAGGGGTAGATTATGAGTAATTATTTAGGTGTAATGGTCAACGATCCAATATTTGATACTGTTTTTGCTAATCAACAAATTGGTTATTCTTTAGCTGCTGAAAGTACCGCAACTCAAGCAACAAGCAAGGCAACCGCAGTTACTTGTAATTTTTCCAATGGTCAAATTACGATGAACAACGCAGCTTTAGCAGCGAGTGCAGTTGTTACTTTTACTCTAAATAATTCCTTGATCAGCCCAAGGGATGTATTGATTGTTAACGTAAGTGGGGGAACTGCAACGGCAGGAACTTATGTATCTTTTGTGGCTTCAATGAGCAACGGAAGTGCAACTATTGGCTTACAAAACATATCAGGTGGTTCATTGTCTGAGGCAGTAAAGCTCAACTACGCAATCATTCACGGTCAATAAAATGCTTAAAAAATCAGCATCTAAGAAGGCCTTTAAAGAAAACGTGAAAACGGAAATCAAAGAAGGCCGTCCAGTTAAGCAAGCCGTAGCAATTGCCTATTCTGAAAAGCGTGAAGCTGAAAAGAAAAAAAAGAAAAAGTGAGCAGGGCAAACGTCACTATTGACATAGATGACGAAACTCAAGAGGTAAACATCACTTTAATCGGTGATGGCTACGCT